AGAAACAAAAACCGCTCTATTGAGCGATTTCTAATACTATTGGATTCTATAAAATCCATTCAATGGAGGCGAGGGGAGTTTTTAAAACATTATTATAAAAGAGTTAGCAAGATTTCCCCCTCTTTTTTTCACTCTCCATTTATTTATGGTTCTTGCTGGACTCGAACCAGCGACCGAACGGTTAGCTTCCAACTGAGCTAAAGAACCGAATCTCCGCCTAGACACTAAACGGAGACACTTATAATATAGCATAATACAATAAATAATTGACAATTATCTGAAAAATTGATAATATTTAAATTGTTAGTACTTCTTATTTTTTGCATAAACTAAATTTTTTCTGAAATTGTACTAACACTCATCATCCTCTAGTTGGACTCCTTGAAGTCATCCAGCTAGAGCTTTTTTATTTGAAAAAAGCCACTCCGAAGAATGGCTTGACTCTAGAAAGGAGATGAAATCTCACAAACATCCCGACTATATTATAGCATAAAAAAAGCGCCCCAGTTAGGAGAGGGACGCTAAGGAATGAATTTATTAAAAAAGTATTTTTTGGGATGTAAAAATTATATAACTTTCCATTTCCGTTGTCAAGAAAAAAGCGCCCTCGCTTTGGAAAAGGGCACTTTATCTCTCCCGAAATACTTAGTTATTTGTATTTGTATTTGGAATAGCATTTATGATAAGGATATTATACTAATTTATTTTAAGAAAAACAGTAACATTTGTTAACAAAAAAGCCCTGACCGAAGTCAGGGTTAATTTTTATAATTTATTCGCATTTAATCGACGTTGTAATTCTCTGACAGAATCAGAAACTGGGCTAATTGTTCCGTCTTGTGTGGTTCCAAGGTGCTTTTGTAAAGCTTTAATTGTACCTTGGCCAAACAGTCCGTCTTGTCCGATCCCTAAGAATCTTTGCAATGCTTTAACCACGTTTGAACCAGTCAGTGATGAATCAAACTGAGCAGCATAAATATTTTGGTTAAAGGTTTGTTTGTACTGGTGACTGATTACTCCATCTTTCCCAGCTGTATCAAAGTATTCTTGCAATCGTTTAGCAGTCGCATTTCCAAACTGACCATCAACATTTAATGTAACCATTTGAGGCTTGCTGTCAGCATTTGCTGAACCTGAACCAACAATCCGATAAAAGTGATGTGGCAAGCGAGTACTCATGTATGCATCATTCGTATCAACCGCAATTCCATTGTGAGTGTAAGAGCAGTGAATGAATGAGCCATTGCTTAGAAAAATACCAGTGTGTCCATCCGAACCAGCTGAACCTCCTGGAGTACCTGAAATGAAGATATCGCCACGCTGGACTTCTCCTCGACTGATTTCTTTCAGTTTTGTTCCTGACATTCCAAACAAGGTTTCAGTATTACCCATTGAACCTGCTGACAGAAAACCTCCAGCAATCATTGCAAAGAATACTGACGAGCTGCAGTCATAACTTCTAGGACCCATTCGCAAGGTCATTGAGTAAGTTACCTTACCCTTTCGTGCTTGCATCCAAGCAATCATATTTTCAATACTTGACATTATTCGCCTCCTTCTGTGAATTCGTGGTCAGAATCAGATGCCTTAACTACTTGAACACTATCTCCATTTTTTAAACTTTTAGTTAGTTCAGTTCCTTTTTTAGCTGCATGAGTGAAGTCATTATTCTTCCACCATGAAGCGAGTGCAGTTGCTACGGTGAAACCAGTTGAGATGATATTTGTTACTGTGGCATCATCTATTGGAATTACAGAGTGTCCTGAAGCTGTTAAAAGTTGGTTAGCTAACGCTAATACAAGTAAGATTGTACGTGTAAGTGTTCCTTTATCAATTGTTTTCATGTTTTTTCTCCTATTTTTTATATTTTTATGCAGTGCGTTGCCAATAATATATTGTTGTTGAACCAACTACTGCTGAACCGATATTTTCCCATGTTCCGGTCGTGTAGCCAGATAATGAGTTTGAGTTATTTGTGACTACTGAACCAACTGGGTGCGGTTGTGCATAGTCAGTGCCTTTTCCATTTTCGTTTAAAACTTTAACCCAATTTGGTGTAGCTGTAGTAGTATAAATGGCTTGAGTAGTTGTAGTTGGCTCAGTATAAGTATAAGGAACTGTCGCAGTATAAATTGTTCCATTTGCTAGAGCAGTCATACTCATATTTCCATTAGCATTATACTTTGTAACGCTACAAATTACTACATACACACCAACTGACGGTGCATTTTTAGCCCATACAGATTGCAATATAAACATATTAGCTTGATTTGTGTTGACAGCTCTAGTATAAATCTTCATTCCAGAACTAAAATCAGTTGTATTAATATTGCAATTCAACCCATAAGCATAAGCGCTTGGATTGCCAGTACCTCCATTTGCAATAGGAAGTGCCCCTACAATCCCAATATTATCTACATCAGCAGTCCCATCAAAATTTTGATATGCAGAAGTTTGAAGATTTACCCTAAGTTTTCTAGCTGTTTCCAATTTACTTGCACTGACCGCATTGCCATTAAGTGGTAAACTGTTCGCTTGCGCTTCGGTAGCCTTTGTTATTGCTGTTTTGACATCAGTTTCAGCTTGATTTACCTTTGCTTGTAAGTTATCCAAATCCGTTTGATTAGCTTTTGTTGAAACAGTCGCCGATTGATTATTAACAGTATGCCGTAAACTTTCTAAATCCGTTTGATTAGCTTTAGGGGAGTAATCTCCGTTACTCATTAGAGAAATATTACTTGTTAAAACCTTTACTGAATTTATTAGTTCGGCTACTTCTGATTCACTGGCGTTACTTGCGATTGCGTCTAATAGCGATTTTATAGTAACTAAATTTTCAGGACTAATACCAAATGCTTCTACTTCATTTTTAAGTTCTGTCATTGCACTTTGTAAGCTCGTCATATCAGCTAAATTTGCTTTAAGCTCAATATTACTCTTATTTGATTCAGTTTGAGCATTTAAATCATCTAACTCACTACGCAACACTTGTGGCATGTTTTCAAATAATAATTTTGTAAAATCATCAATCTTATTATTCACTTCTCGAGCTAAATCTGTAACTGTAGAATCATCTGATATAAATGTTAAATTCTTACTGACAATAACTTGTTCTAAACTTTCGTTTAGAAGTATTAAATTTGATTTTATTAATCCTGATACTGTCATCTCAGTAGGAATTATAAGCGTGAATTCTCCCTTGGATATATCATTAGGAGTCAACATAATAAAACCTGATTGAGATTTATACATATATTGATAGGTTAATTTTACTGAATAACCTGTTAAGTCAAGTACAGAACCATTATCAGTTATCTTAAGAAGTAGCGTTCTTGCATTGACATCTCCCTCCATAATTTGAATAGGCTGTTCAAATGCCTGGTTAATCATATCCCATGTAATAGTTTGCTTTTTGAAATTATCTAAACTCATTGGGACTCCTTTTAAAGTATTTTAGTAATTATATATCCAATAACAGTTACGGCAAGAGTAAGCATAAAGCCCCAAGCCCACTTATTATTGGCTTCCATTTTTTCTATAAGTTTTGCATTTGATTGGGCTATTAAAAGCGCTCGTTCTGCTTTATCTCTAACTGTTTCATAGTTATCCAACTTTGTTTCAATTCGAGCTAATCGTTCGAGTACTTCTCGCCATGCTTGCTCCTCCATAACCCCTACTTTCTATTCTTTATCCTAATGGAATATTTATTGAAAACTGAATTACCTTGCCACTCATGGTCGTTGGATTGGGATTACCAATGTTTATTTTCCCATCATTACCGACTGTAACACTCGCAACGCTAAGTTGACCTATCGAATATAGTAACCCTAACGTATCAAATCCAGAAACACCACTAAATTTACTGGACATAGTACCAATTGTTATAATACTGTTGGGTGCTATTGAAGGGATTGTAACGTCTTTCGACTGTGCATAAAAAACACCGTTATTTATTCTTGCACGTAAGGTTCCAGATGTTCCTACTCCACTCGAGCGAGTGATATTAGTCCAAGGAACGTCAGTTGATAATTTTGTGCCTTGAGGTGTGAGTTGAGCATAATTCCCATTTGAATCACTAGTGGAAACTCCTTGAAAGTTAACTGAAGCTTCTCTAGTTAACCCAGTAGTATTGTTCGTGAACTTCATTGCAAAGCCCTGTTCGGTGTCAACTGCCAAATCATTTTTTGTGTTTACAGTTCCATCCGTCTTTGAAATTGCAATATGATTATCTTTGATTTCTGTAGAGGTTGTAACTGGGCCATTAGTTGTTGTACTTACGAATTCACCATCAGTAATTATTAAATTTTTTGCGTCAATTTTATCTGATGTTATCGATTCAGCCGCAAAGTTATTGACGCTAAAATAGTTAATCACCCAATGAGTGCCATTATAGTAATACTCTGTATTTGGCTTAATCACTGTTCCATCACTTGCGGTAAGGTCAGACATACCTATATACTTCCAAGTCAAACCTTTGAAGCGTGTTGTTGGTTCAGTATTGGAAACAATTTTACCGGGGTCACCATTACTTCCAGGAGGGCCTTGCGGTCCTGTTGCTCCATTGTTTCCCATTTTAGCGACTGAATATCCTGTTTCACTAGTATTATCCGTATAAGCCCAAACAGTCTTAGTCCAGAGATAACTACCTGCTGCAACTGTCGGAACTGTTGTAGCCCAACCACTAGAGGGTGCTATTGTTCCACTTGTTGAGCCTGCATACGTAATGGTCGTAGTTTTGATACCAGTACCATCTTTACCAGCAATTCCGTCATTACCGTCGTTTCCGTCTTTAGCAATATAAGTTACTGAATATCCTGTTTCACTTGTAGTGTCTGAATAAGTCCAAACAGTTTTAGTCCAAAGATACTGACCTTTTACAAGACTGGGGACTGAATTTGTCCAACCAGTGTTTGGTGCTGTCGTTCCGCTTGTTGAAATAGCGTAAGTGATAACAGTGGTTTTTATTCCAACGCCGTCCTTACCTGCTCTTCCGTCATGACCATCTGCCCCATCTTTCCCATCATTCCCTCGTATCAGACTCCAAGTGTAGTCGTATGGATATGTCGACTGTTCGCTTGACATATCAGAGTATTCTCCTCTATACTTTGGCCAGTCTGAAGTTGTGACTTCACTTAATGAAGGCATCCAAGGAGTCAATTGTTCCTGTAACTCATTTTTACTCGGCATGCATGGTGTGGCGGTTGAACCTGGTTCTAGTTTAAAATCCCAAAATTTATGAGTTTCTATATCCTTTCCATTTGAATAGGTATTAATCCTAACGCAATAATCTCCGTCTTTTGGAACTTCGATTGTTTTAGGAACTGTGTCACCTAAACTTATATTCACATTTAATCCAGGTGTTGTTGACACCAACCATAGTCCAACTTTACCTTTTTTTGCGCCACTTGTGTCATGAACAGTCCAAGGTGCATCAGCTTTACCACTCATGGTATATGTTCCTGCTTTTAAATTTTTTACAAAAACATCATCCACAAAAAACCAACCATCAGTAGAATTTGAAGATAATGTTTTGGGATTATCTTTAGTGTATTTTGTACTTCCTTCCAATAAGTTCAAGTTAGGATAATTAGCAGTTAAATCATCAGTAGCAGCAGAGCCTTCTTCCCACTTATGACCAGCATTCCATAAAACACCGCTACCAGCTACATTATATTGTGCATAAATCTTGTCACCAGCTTTTAAAGTTACCTGAAAAGAATCTCTCAACCAAGCAAAGTTGTTACCCATCGACTTATCAGGCACGATTTTACCAGTTACACTGTTTAAAGTAACAGACCTATGTATATCTGCCGAATCTCCTGAACCTTTAACATAAGCTGAAAATGTGTAAATACCGTCCTTTGGTGCTATAAATTGCTTAGTAATTCCAGGCCCTTCGCTTTTTTTAACGGTTAGACCTTTATATGTTCCATCGTTTTCAGAGCGCTCAACAAGCCACCAATCCCCACTAAAATCTTTACTGCCCTCTAGTAAATTCAAGTTAGGGTAAACCGTTGTGAATCTGTCAGTACCATCAGCGCTATAAGCATACGCTGTATGAGTTATTGTCCCATCATTAACATTACTTATGGTGAGACTATTGCTTGCTACTATCGTCATTAGTTACCTCCGCCCAAATTTCAATAATTGGAGTGGAGATACCATAAGTCCGCCAGATTTGTTCAATCACATCACTTGCGCTTGCTGCTTCAAAGCTAACTTGTGTGATTTCTCCCCCAAGTTCAATATTGGCATAAAATGTACTTTTCATTATTGATTCACCTCGCATGTATATTGAGCTTTGACATTGATATCAGTCGCCGCAACACTAATTGTTTTACCAGTTTTATATTGATTGCCTGTACCGCCAAAATTAGCATTTAATACGCCATTTTGATTACGTTGAGACCATTTATAAGTATAGGTTGTTCCAGCTGTATCAATTTCAGCACCAGATTGAAATACTCGGCAAGTAAGTGTTGTTGTACCAGAACCGTTTTTAAAAATGCTACCTGCTGTACTATCAATCGTACAAGTTAATGGGTCTGTATAATCAAGAAGAGTACATATACCACTAACTGCAGTTCCTGCTGTACCACGTGCTTGGTCAATAATGACTGCCTTAAATGTTTGTGAGTTCGTAATAGCCGTTGGTAGAACTGTTAATATCCCTTGAGAAGTTGTATTTGTTCCCGCTGCTACATTGGGAGTTTGACCAGTTGTAGATGAAGTACATAAATGCCAACCTAATCCAAGGTTTGAGTTATAGCCAGTTGAACCAGTTGTAGTTACAGTACTATCTGCATAACCGAAGAATATTTGCTTGTTTCCTGCAGAAAGTTGCCCTCCTTTGTATAAATCGGCGTTAACTGTTAAGCTTGCAGGCATAGAATTGTAGAACGCTCCACCATTTCCAGCATAAACATTCGCAAGAACAGCTGATTTAGCAAGTTGTACAACAGTTAAATCTAAAACAGCTGAGAACGGAACGTTTAAACCTGTATTAGGGTCAACCCATAATCCAGAAGCAGTGAATCGTGACGCTGAGTTAGCAATTGGGACATTGACTTTTGTTGTCAATACACTATTTGCGCTTCCGCTCATATATTGAGTATCAGTATTAGTAGTTGAAGTGATAGTTGTTGTTGTCGTTCCATCTGCTCGTGTCCAAGTAATATTTCCTGAAATTCCACCAATAACAGAAGTTGTACTACCTGCTTTAGTAAGGTTGAGCGTTAAAACTTGTGGAGTAGTCGCATAACTTGGTGACCATGTTTGAGCTGTTGCATCATAAGTTTGAGTAGTCACCCCACTCGCTGTGATAAAAGCGTTGAGTTGCATACCATCTGATAAATCGGTGATTGTGATTTGTCCACTTGAGACAATTGACATATTTTATTCCTCCTATTAATTAAGTGGTTCAGCAGTACAATCAAATGTAGCTCTCTGCCAAATATCCCTATTTGTGATTGTAATTGATTTCTGACTTGTTTGATGAGCAAGATTCCAAGCAGTATCTACTGTTCCGTCAGAGTTAGTTTTAGTCCATATATAAGCAAATTTTGTTCCATCTTTATCAATTTCTTTATTATTTTGATAAAGTATCGCAGTGAAAGTAGTATTAATGATATTATTTTTAAATTGATAGCCATTAGATGAATCAATAACTAGATTAATCGGGCTAGTTCCATCATCCACATTAGTGATAGTCACCGACTGACTTGCGACTACTTTACCCGCAACTGTCGCTTTAAAGCTGTAAACTGCTTTATCAGTTACTCCGCTGGCATCAACTGTGATAGTCTGAGCATTCGCAACAATCGTTCCATCTTTCGACCATTCGTAACTGTCAGCGATAGTTTCAGTTGTTGCAGAACCTTTGAAAATATGAGCTGCTAAAGTTGTTGATCCAGTGCCGTTTTTGAACTGTGTGCCATTAGTTGTTGTAAGCTCTGCTCTGTATGGAGTAGCTGCATCGACTAACTGATTGACGATGGCTTGAATATCTGCAGAAGCTTCACTTTGTTGTTTTTTAAAATTTGAAAAAGTAATCTTATTTAATGTCGGATTGCTAAAACTTATCTCCATTTCAGAAACCCTAGCTGATAAAAGCAAACCTACATTTCCGTCAGAATCCATAAAGTTATCATCTTGAATATTGATGGTATCACCAATGGACAAAGGTCGATCATTACCAACCGATTCAAGAACTAAGCTACTATTCGCTAACACCTCATAAGTAACTGTCGGATAAGCGAATTGTTTAAATTGACTTACGCAATAGCCCCACATATCATTAACATTGGTGTATTCTGTTTGAAAGTCTTTACGAATCCATTTATCACCATTATTAGACTTGATTTGAGATTTGAATAAATTAAGAGAAAGAGGCGCATAGGCTGTGTCACTACCAGCTCTTTTATAAAACTCTTCGACTCCATCCTCGTTTTTGTAACTAAAACTAGAGCTGTTCCAGTTTAAATTATCTGATCCAGTGACAGTTGTCGCATTGAATAAATTAGTTGTGTCTCCAGTTCTTGTAATTCCACTTATATTTTTCCCAAAATTTAAAGAGACATCATTTCTATTTGTTCCAACACCCTGGATATTAACTCCATCATTGGCACGATAGATATTTAAAATGATGGAATCAAGTGTTCCATCATCATTTAAATGTGTAATAAATTCAAATTCTGCATCAAAGTTTCCAATCACAGATATTAGACGGGCAAGTTTACTTTCCTGCCCATCATAATTAATTGTTCGTGTCAGACTTGAGACTTCATTAGTTCCAATAGTTATTTGAGCATTTGCGATTAATCCCATTTGGTCAAAGTACCATTGAATATTATGGCTTGATGTGTTGACTAAGGCATTGGCTTGCTCATTTCTTAATTCTAAATTCAATGAAGAACAAGTTAAAGTAATTTGATAATCACTTTCTTGAACATTTTCTACTCCAAATAAGTGGTCAATGCCATCATAAGTAAAACTAATGTAAGCTTGTTCATTTAAAAAACGGCAGTAATCTTGTAACTGGCCGTTGATAAATTTATTTACAGTAAATATAAATGTTTCTGCTCCTTGGTCTTTATACCGATGCCAATTATCATTGAAAAAAGAAGGTAGAATCGGAATATCATTATTGATAACTGCTACGGTTTTAAGTGTATTATCATGAACGACTATTTCCATTATAAGTTCCTTTCTTTATATGATATTTGAACAATTGGTGGAGTGGTATTCCATGTGGACTGCAAGATTTTTAATGTACTTCTACCGGGAGGAATTGAAAAAGGCTCAGTTCCTCTAATTTTTTCTTGAATAGCTGGCATACCGTTGATAACAACTGTGTCTTTTCCGTTCATATTAACAGTAATTTTAGAGTTGGCTGCATAACGATTAGGAACATCTTTCCAAACAGATACATTATTTTTAGTAAGATTTACTTGTCTAATTGATAAATTATTGATAAATTTGTTCGAACCCTTAAATTGTCCAAGGTACAAGTAAACTTTTGAAACTTCAACATCCGCAAGTTCTGGAACATAGGTTGTTTTACGACTTCCGTACCAATAAAAGCCTAAGTTTGCTCCTTCTTTCAAAAAATCGGCATCTCCAGTTGAGCTATTAAACATATTATTAGGATATTTTTGATTTTTTTCGGCATTGTTTGTTTCAAATCCAAATGATGTGTACTCTTTAGGAGTATTACCTCCAACCCAAAATGAACATTTAGCACTATTTCCACTCATGTCACTTTTGGTAATCCCATAACCAGCCACCAACTTATCATTGATGTCAGTAAATAGAATTTGGAGGATTCCTGTTTGGCCCATAGCTCCCGCCCAAGCAAATAAATTAAAGTGTGAATAGAAGTTAACAGCACCAACGTGACCATTAGAATCAGCCGGTAGCGTCATAACTTTCATTCCACCGCCTGCAAATTGAGATCCTGACATTGTCCCTTGAGTTGCAAATCTTAGTCCATCACTTTGAAAACTAATCGTTCCATTGGTCCCAAGTCCTGAATTTTGAGGATTAGCAGTCCCGGTTGCATCTTTAAATTTAGAAAAACTTAAATCAGAATTGCTATTATACAAATATTCACTTAAGGCATGTGTAGCACCATTCGCTTCTTGCCTATTTCCTATTTCAATTGCTCCATTTTGACCAGCAATTGCAATATACCCATTCTCATGAACGTTGGTAATTTCTATTGTTGGAAATGTCTCAAGATTGCCTGTGTTATTAATTTCAATATCTACAGAGCCATCTGAATTATTAGTAATTGTTCCTAATTGACCACCAGAATTGGAAGCATTTAGAACGTTTGTTTCGACTGATTCTGAAACTCCGCTCGGAACTAAAAATGTAATTGAACCTACAGCTTGATAAAATGATGATTCATCTAATGTTGGCGTTCCATCAGGAACAGCCCACCAAACTTGATTAGGATCATCATCAAAAATCAAAGCAGCTGGTTGCTTTACATTTAAAGCACTAGCCAAAGCCTTTCTCACAGAGGTGAAACGGTCTAATTTAACATTTGCAATAAAGTTAACTGTAATTGATTTCGAATTAATTGAATTTTGCGTGAAATCAGCGCCAATAATAGGATTAGGTTGAACCGTATTCGTCCAACCAGCCCCTATATTTCTTGTAATTGCTGTAAAACCATCAACGATTGTCGATAAATCTACATCATTAAATTTAACTGAAAAAGCCATTTTTAATTTTTACCCCACAATCTATCTTGTTGATTTACATAGTCAGTTAAGGCTTGATTCATATAAGGAGCTAACCCCTGAGACACATTACGCCCATCTAATAAAGCATAAGCAATTAGAGGATTTTTCTTAACATCTTCAATGGAGTTAAATATATTGGATAGCAAAGCTAAAACTGGCGAGAAATCAGTAACATTATTTGAATAACCTTGATTGTTATTAATCGTTTGGCTTGCTTGATTCAATAATTGTGTCGCTCTCGATTTCTTCTGTGGATCAAGGGGAATAACCATCTCAGGACGATTTCCTTCAGCAATTTCATAGAATCCATGAGCATTTATGATCCCGCCATTTTCATAGCCATGCCCATTTCCAAGGAATGACAAACTTGGGCCATAGGTTTTTTTAGCATAATTAAGAGCAGCTAATAAGTTATCGTAACCATTAAAAATATCACCGTGACCAGGGAATTTATTGGCGTTGAATGTTGAGGAGATTGTTTGCATCAACCCTTTAGCAAGGTCGCCAGTGATATTGTTAATATCTCCGATGTTCCCTTGAACGGCTTTTTCATTTCCGCTTGATTCAGAAGAAATTTGACGGAGCACACGGTCAATCATGTCTTGGCTTGTGCTCAAGCCGTTAGCTGCAAGCGCCTGTTTAACTTGTCCAGCCCAACGTTGAACACCAGAACCAGATGGTGAACCTTGTGATCCTCCTGCATCCGATTCAGCTTTTTTGAAGAATGATTGTAAGAATTTTATAAAATTATCTTGTGCTGTTTGAGCTGACCCCTTTGCTATCCTAGTCACAACTGGCGGAAAATCATTTTCTAAATCATCTAATCCTAAGCCATTATAAATAGCATCTACAACTCCTTTAGGTCCTTTTGAAATAACACTTGTGACATCTTTATATGTTGATTTAACCCATCCAAGCGCATCTGATAGGAAGCCAGATACACCGTCAGCATGAGCTGGTAAATTAGCTGTTAATGATAAGAATTCTTTTGACATTGAGTGAGGAAGAATCGAAGTACCAGCTTTCAAGTTACGAATTTCAGGGCCCTGTTGTCCAACTGCAAAAATACCACGGCTTGGATGATGAGCAAGTTCAAATCCTTCTTCACCAACTAAAGCTGTTTCATCTTGCGCTAAACCACGAGTACCTGTCGCAAAACCTTTGAGGCTTACATGACCAATATTCCCCCAACCTTTATGTAAGAAGTTAAGAACTCCGTTAATTCCATCAATGAATGAATTGATTAAATTTCTAGAATCCTTAAATCCTTTTGTATATTGTTCGACAGTCTCTCCTTGCTCTTTAGCTGCAGCTTTAACATTTTTATCGGCTTTACTATTCGCTAATTCAACTGTTTTATCATGGGTTTTTTGTGCTTTATCAGTAACCTCTGTTTGTTGCTTTTTAGCTGCTGAAATTGTATCATCTCTTTGCTTTTGAGCATTTTTAACAATTTCATCATATTGTGCCTTAGACATTGATCCGTTTTCTGCCCGTTCTTTGTCCGCTGCTGCTACTGTCTTCTTGTATTTTTCGTTAGCTGCTTTAACAGCTTCATCTTTTTGCTTTTGAGCCTTATCCTTAACACCTTTATATTCATCGTCAGCCTTTTCAAGCGTATCAATTAATTGTTTTTGATTTAATTTTCCTTTTTTATTTTTTAAATCATCAAGTAAATCAAGCTGTTTATTTTGAGCAATTTTTGTAGCAGTATTAATTTGATTATTCATCTGCTCTTCAGCTTTGGTTTGCGTTTTAGCATAATCTTTTTCAAGCTTATTCATCGCTTCATTATGTTTCTTCTTAGCAGCTTGTTGAGCCTTATTAAAATCACTATTTTCTTTAGCAATTTCTTTATTCATTTCTTGTTGATATTCAGGAGAATTTTTGCCATAAGTTTTCTCTATTTTGAGAAGTTCAGAAGTATTACCGGACTTAATTTTTTTCATTAGGTTAGCATGGTTACTAGCATCCTTTTGAGATTGTGTGTCATAACTTTTTTGAGATTTTGCCACATCCGAATAATATTTATCAGTATTCTTCTTCATCTCATCAAGATTCTTTTTCTGAGCTACCTTCTGCTTATCGTCTGAATCTTTTTGACCTTTATACATTTTATCTGCCTGAGCTTGAGTAATTACACCATTTTTTACTAGAATATCAATTTGCTTTTTAGAATCCTTTTCTTGATTTTGATAAAACTTATCAATATCTTTAGACATTTGTGCATAAGCATCAGCAGTTGCTTTCTTTGCTTTTTCAAGTGATTTCTCATCGACAATATCAACATTTGATGCCTTATTAATTTTATCCAAGAAACCTTGGTAGTCCTTGGAGAACTCTTTCATATCTTTTGTTGGTGCTTTAGGGTCAAACTTAACAACTGGTAGTTTTTCACTTTTTAGTGAAGATTCTTTTAATCCATTATTAATCAAATCCCCAAGCTTTTTACCTAAGTTTTTACCACCCATTCCGCCAATCGCTGCACCAATTGCTGTACCGATACCAGGAGCGATAAGAGAACCAATAGCTGCACCTGCTGCTGCTCCACCGAGTGAGCCAGCAACTCCGCCAGTCTTTTGAGCTGTACTATCTTTACTGAGTAATTCAGCTCCTGCATTTATTCCGCCAGACAAGACTGTACTTCCGCCAACAGAGCCAATAATTCCTAATAATCTTGGAATTAAGGAAGTTGCTTTTGATAAACTGCCAGAGGCAACTAACGCTTCACCTTCAGCAGCTACGCCTCCTTTTGTTACTGTTGAAGCAACTGTTCCAGCTTCAGTAGCGACACCTTTACCTACAGAAGCTTTAATGCCTCCTGTTCCTAAACCTCCTGATAATGCATCAATAGCTTGAATTTCAAGTAAAGATTTTTTCAATTTTTTAAGCCATACAATAACATCTCCAATTTTCTTAGTGGCCCAAATTCCAGCAAAGATTTTACCAAAGGTTACTACTTCATCTTTATGAGTTCCGATAAATTTGACAGTATCAACGAGCTTTTGGAATATTTCCGCAATCCATTTAGCTATTTCTTCAAGTCCTTGCTTGCCCTCTTTAGAATTAAATGCCTTAGCCATTGAAGTGGCTGCGTCAGATAAAACTGGCAGGAACCTTTGACCAATCATAATTAAAACAGCCTCACCAGCTGCTTTGAATTGTTTTAATTCATTTTGAGTAGATTGCATATTCTTATTTGCAAGATTAACAACATACCCTTGACCATCAGCTGACTTTTTAACCTTGTCATCGAGTTCGCCTAACTGTTTAACATTTTCAGAAAGAATTGCACCCGCTTGTTGACCGGTTGTTCCAAATAAAGCATGGAAGATTTGTCCTTTTTGGAATGAACTTAGTTTTTCTGTATGTTGGTTTAACAATCCGAAAATTTCAGTCATTGACTTCATATTTCCATTTTGGTCTACAAAATCTTTTGTACTTAGCCCAATTCCAGATAGTGCTTCAGCAGCATCTTTACTTGGAGATTGTAGTGAAACAATAACTTTTCTAAGTCCAGTACCTGCTTTATCAGCTTCAAGACCATTATTAGAAAGAATACCAATTGCAGAGGCTGTTTCTGACAAACTTAATTTGCTTTGATGAGCCGATGCCCCTACATACTCCATAGCTACACCCATATTTTGGAAATCAGTTGCTGTCATATCTGCTGCATAAGCCATCTGGTTAACAGCTTCTTTAGTATTTTTCGTCATACCTGCAACATCATTTGAACGCATCCCGAAGCTTTCAAGAGCAGCAGTAGAATTATGAACAACATCAGTAAAGTCATCACCAGAAGCAACAGACGCTTGCAACATTGTAGGTAATGCGGCCAACGCTTGGGAACTTGTATAGCCACGTTTAATAAGTTCTTGATATCCATCTGCTATTTCTTTTTGAGTTTTACCATACTTAACAGAAAGTTCAGAACCCTGCTCTTGCATTTTGTTGACATTTTCTTGAGCTTCTTTAGCTTGTTCGCCACCAGTTACTAATAAGTTAAAAGTTGTTTTATATTGGTTTTGAAGTTCAGAGGCCATTTGTGCGCCCTTAACTGCAGCTGCACCAATTGCAGCAATCCCAAAAGCACTTTGATAAGCTGCACTTTTTACTTTCTGATATCCTGCTGCCATTACATCAGTAGCTTTCTCAGTTGTTTGATAAACAGTATTTAAACCTTTACCAATGAGAGACTCAGAATTAAACGGCTGCATCTTTGTAACTGCCAAGTTAGCTTCTAAAAGTTTATTTCTGTAGTTCATTAATGACGAAGCAGCTTCATTTACCCTTGTTTTTTGCTTAACAAGCGTTTCTGAACTTGTACCCTCAGCAGCTTCTAACCGTTTCAGCTCAGTTACTTGGGCTCTATAAATTTCAGTTTGCTTTGCGTATGACGTAGATAGACCAGAAACTTCAGCTTTAGCAGCTCCCATTTTATTACGAGTTTTCTCATATAAATCAATTTGAGACTGCATGAGTTTATCATTAGCACTGAGAGATTTATTTAAATCTTCAATACCAGTTTGTTGATACTCGTAAGCTGATTTTGCACGGTTTAATTGCCCTGTCATTGAGGCAAGAGAACGTTCTGCTGTAGTTAATTGAGCATTATATTTTTGATAAGCCTTCTCACCAGCATCAGTATTTCTATTGATTGTCTTCATACCTTCTGAAAGGTTAGCAATATAAGCTTTTTGCTTTTCCATTGCTTCACTAAGACCTTCATAGCGATATTTTGATGCAGAAACAGCATCTCCAGCAGATTTAGCCTGTGCTTCATTAATCTGCCATTCACGAGTACTATCTTTGACTGCTGATTTTAAGCGGTTGATAGCCTCAACAGCTTTTGTCTCATTCAAGTCAATCCCTGTGGTGACTGAATCAACCATTATATCTGCCATTTTTACTCCTTTCTAATTTTTGAGTATAAAAAAACACCTAAATATTAGGTATTGACATGAATATTATTGTCCGAACATCTTCTTCAAATCATCAAATGAAGCCATCTTATTATCTTCATTAGCTTTAAACACATCAATTAAGTCATAATAATCATGATTATCAACTTGTTCTAATGTCCAGTGCCAATTTTCGATAATATTTTTTTCAAATAGTTGTAAGTCTATTAATTGGTTGTGGTGGTAGACTTTTCGTTCTTCAATGCTTGAACTTTTTTTTCGGCAGAATCAACCTCCTCAGTAAACATAGTATCGATTTGATCATCATTATAGCCTTGAAGTAAAAGAACGAGTTTTGATTGAAGCTTCATAAGTTGGTCGCGTTCAATTTCTTCTTCAAACTTATCTATTTCTTTTTTATTTAGGCCTAGGACTTCCGAAATAAATTTTTCAGCAGTATTAATAACAAACTGATCATCAAGGGCAATTGCTTTCGTTAGTTCGTCTAGCGTTCCATCCTGAGCTGAAGCGAGTTTCTCTTGATGTTCTGCTAATCCTAACTGATAAGCATGCATTTTTTTAATGTTCTTAATTGAAGTTTTAACTTCAAATGATTCTTCTCTAATTTCTGGTAATGATAATTTCATTGTATATCTCCTCTATTTTACTTTTTGTAAAGGAATAGTCAGGTATCGAACCTAATATAATAGACCGTCTATCTATCCCATATAAAAAGCGGATTACTCCGCCATTTAATTATTAATGTCTAGTTGTAGTCGTTGTATAATTTATTAAACTCCAACTCCAGCATAACCATTAAATACATCTTTCATCATCACGTCTTCAGTAAATTTTGAATCTCCACCATCAAAGAATTTGACAGCTTCTCCGCCCCAACGACTTACAGAGAATGCAGTAAATGTCAATGCGTCATCAACACGAACAACTGCATTAGTATTTGTTTGCAAGTTCATTGCTGTTTCGTTCATTTTACCAGCAGCAAAAGCAACATATTGTGGCTTCGCAGTACCGATTGTAGTTGTTTGAATCAAGACTGCTACTTTTGGAATACTTCCTTGTGTATAACCACCTTTAGTATCGTTTACACGACCAAGCAATTTGTTTTTAATATCTACTGGTAGACCATTAAATGCAAAGGCTACTGAAGGAGTACCTTTTGCAATATCTGCATCTACTTGACCATCATTACCATAAATCATTGTTGGAGCGCTTGATAAATTAGTGATGTTTGCAGTTTTTGTACCTAACATTTCATCAGTAATTGGGAAGACTCCATTGGTAGATAAACCAGTTTCTCCTTTAACGATCACTCCTTTATCATCCAATAGAGCAAGTGTAACCATTTTTAAACCTTTTGTTGCCATTTTAAATTCCTTTCTTAAATAAAAAACGAGTTAGCTATTTGCTATCTCGCTTAACGTCATGATGCGTTGCACCGTTAAATTTTTAATAATTTGCCCTGTATCAGGGTCTATATAGTGACTTTTTGATTGCGCAATAAGCCAATCATTATTTATAAATGATTTCATCAGATTAATTTCGCTTTGAACAATATTTATACCAGAATCTTCAGCGTTCGAGTAAAAGATTTGAATATAAACACCATACATGAGTGAAATAAAATCTGAGTTACCATAATCACTTGGTCCATTATCTGATTCTGTAAGTAAAACTTGCGTTTCATTACTAGAATCTAATTTTTCACTAGGAATAGAATCAAGAAAGATTTCATCATGCGGAAAGTCACTAGCTGCAATTATGTCTTGAACAATTTCAACTGGTCTTTTCATAAGTTACTCTCCTTCTTTTTTCTATTAATTATTTTTCTCATTGCTTCAGCTTCAGCTTTTAATATTCCTTGCTGAACAATAGGATTTTTTCTTGTTTCTTCAATAAAATGATCTGCATGAACCGCAACTTCACCGGGCTTTTTGTACTTTCTTCCAGAACGTGTTGTGAACTGAGGAAAGCGACTACCATTATTAATGATATTGGCGATATAACCTTTTGTATGAGTACCTTTTTCCGTACTTCTTTCCCATCCTACAACACTTTGACCATCTTTAACTCCGTCAATATTCTTATTTTTCATAACAATACTATCCGCTAAATGTGGATCTTCTCCAGTATCACGATGACGGTAGTGCCTATTTCTAACTTCATAAGCCAATGCTTGCTCAAAAACTTTAGCGCCTGCCTTTGTAACTTCCGCCTTATCTTCTACAGACATTTTTGTACTTAATTCTTCAGCTCTATCGACAATAAGCTGCATCGCATCATAAAATGAAACCATATTAAGCTCCTTTCTTCTTCGCTTGAAGAGTCAAAATATCAAATTTAATAAGCTTTGCAGATTCATCCGAAGAAATATTAATAATATTGTAAAGAACATCATCTATTTGAACAAACATTTTCTTTGTAACTAGCTTATTATGTCTAATTGCAATGTCGAATGTATCAGCCGTAGTTGTACCAATTATCTGAAATTGAAGCGCAAGTGATCTCATTTTAGCCGCAAATCGAACATTTAAAACCGTTGCTGGGTCAATTTTTTCAATCTTGCCTCCACTTGGAACCGTTACTGTTTTAGTAACTCCAATCTTACATTTTCTGTTAAAATCATTCGGTTTGTAAGTTTTGACCATCTTGCGCCTCCTTCCATGAAGAATAAAGACCTCTCAACTGTCCAACCATATGATCTACAGCCGTAGTAGGAGGCATAGTTGTAGAACGATTAATCCACAAATCCATCGAATAGCTAAGAACAGCTACATCATAAATTGGAGAAACGTTTTCTACATTGAAAAATGGAGCATCAACTGTATCAGAACTCACTGCATTTTTCACATATGCTGTAGCTGTATCAAAATAAATTTGAAGTTGTGGTTTGCGATCATCATCTTCTGATAACTGATCTAGTAAGTCATCAACAGTTACACTCATTTAAATACCTCCTGATTATACGGCAGTAGACGTTGTAGTTTTGAAGTTACCTACTTGGTCTGCAATTGCAGAAAATGAACCAGCAACTAAAGCTTCTGAGTCAGTAGCTTTAACATCGAAGCGATCGATTACACGAATTTTAGTAGTATCAGTTTCAAATGCACCAGCACCAATATTTGTTGGAAGTAATGACATGTTTTCACGGTCAAACAATGTAATAGCTTGCGACATATCTCCATAGTAAAGTGGATAAACTGTTGATCCAGTATTTGGAAGCCAGCGATCTGCAACAACAATAACTTGTTTACCTTTAATTAGATATGAATTAGGTTTTGTTGGGTCTGGTTCGAGCAAATATTTACCTTCAGCAGTTTTAACCAAAGCAAGTTTATTCAACCCTGACTGGTTAGTCAAAAGACTTGAAGTGGCGATAATCGCAGGATCAACCGCTGTATTAATCATAGTAATAACATCGTCAAATTTAGCGATTGTTGGTTTTTTAGGTGCTGCTTTCATTACTTCGATAATCGCTTGGTTACGAGTCACAACCACTTTCTTAGCAATCCAGCTTGATAACCATGCAAGAATATTTTCTGCTGTATCTTTAAGTGATGTATTCGTTGCAGTGATGATTCCCGCATAACGTTTAATCAAGTATTTGATAATTGTCAACTGAGGATTGTCAAGGTCTGGAATTTTTCCATCTTCTGCATCCATTACAGTCAACGGAGTTACATCAGTCCATTTTTCATATACACGACTACCGTTTGAAGTAGAAACACTCTCAACACGTACATATTGTTGTAGCGAGTCATATTGGCGAACCAATGTGTTAATCATAGTACGGATATCTTGCGGAATAGTAAGTCCAGCAGCACTATCACTTCCGCTAGTTTCAGTTTTAGATGAAACGGTATTCATAAACGCCATAGGGTTACGAACCATATTCACGAAGTCTTTAACAAATTTGTCTTTGAGTTCATTTTCGCTTTTGTTCAATGGACCTTTTTCTTCTTCACGCATATTAACTACTTGCTCAGCTTGAGCTTCAACAAGTTGTTCTCTCAATGCGTCACGGCGAACTTTTTCATTATCACGTTTATTTTTTAATTCTGACATAGCCTCTGCTGAAAAATTATCATCATTAAGAGCCATGTTGATTTGGTCATTAAAGTCTGTGACTTTATCTCCTGAAGCAATCCATGCTTCGTTCAATTGATTTACTGTTAATTTAACTCCCATTTGAGTCTCCTTTATTTTTCTAATAAAATAGCCAACTTACGAGAACGTAAATCAGCTTGTTTGTTTTCTATAATTGGTTCTTCTTTCGGAGGGTTATTCCGATTTTTGAAATTCATGAAATTCATAAATTCATTAAGTTTATCAGCAGTTGGAATATTGCCGATTGAGTTAGAAAATACTGGTTTATTAGCATCCACAAACATAATATTATCTGCAAATCCTTTATCAACTGCATCTTGAGCTGTCATCCATGTTTCGTTAGACATCAACTGCAATAAATCAGATTGTTTCATACCAGTTTTTAATTCATAAGCCGCAGCAATAGATTGGTCAACACCATTTAAAACTTTAGCTTCTTGTTCAAAATCGTCAGCATTCCCTTGGCTACCACTCATAGCCTTATGAATCATCAATTGGGCTGTTGGAGAGATATTCACCGTATCTCCAGCCATTGCAATTACTGAAGCTGCAGATGCTGCCAATCCTTGAATATTTACAGTTACAGGTTTACCATTCATCTTAATAGCAGTATAAATCTCAGAAGCTGCAAATACATCTCCGCCATTAGAAGCGATATTTAAAACAATTTCTTCATCATCAGCATTTACTAAGGCATCATTAACTTTAGATGGACTTGTATAATCGATTCCAAACCAGTCATACATCATTCCGTAACTATTATCAACTACATCTCCTTTAATGTCGATTACTGTCATCATTTACCTCCTTTCTAAGAATAATCACCATGACCACCTCCTTTCCTATGGTACTGGCTCATTACTTTGGCCAGTTGTCTTTTTATTTGTATTTTCAGGAGCTGGTAGGTCTTTAGGAATATATCCTGCTTCTTGCAAGACAAATGTAGCTTGATTTTCAGCCAATGCACCCCATCTTGTAGCAGTACTAATAGTAGATAAGTAATTATCACCAAGAGGGTCAATAGCTGGTCTCATGTTAACGCTTATGTGGTCGCTTAACTTATACTCTAATTCACTTATAGCAGGTCTTAAATAGCGATTTAATGCACTTGCGTACATTCCACTTATTTGTTGAATTGAGGATTGTTGGTCACCTTGTCCACCAATATAGCTGTCAGGAAGCCCATATACTTTAGCATATTGCTTAGAAGTCCAATCTGTTTGTGATAATAATTGAGCTACATTTGATTTAATTTCTAGTGCTGTAAATTCTTCAAGGTCATCTAATACTACGGGACCACCACTTCTTGAACGTTTCATAAACGAACGAGAACGAGATGCTTTATCTTTATCACTAAGAAGTCCACCACCTTTAACAGTAAGTACACCAGGAACATTTAATGAACTATTCAATGAACTAATTGTTAATCTATCAGAGGCTCTTTGGATTTTTGATTCACGTCTCAAAGAGTAAAGTGGACTAATTCCAGTTTTACCACCATCAATTGATAGTAGTTTCATATGAATCAAATCGCTCTGTGGAGCTTGTAAAATAGGTTCTATTTTAGGGTCATCAAAAGTGATATTATAATACATTCCGTTTTCATACTCGAAATAATAAGTATTTACTTGAGATGGCCTTAAATATTCCCATTTCATATCAGCGCCATTAGCATTTCTCCAACGATAAGCGAATGCTTCGCCTCCTAAAAGCAACTGTGCAAACATTGATTGCCAAAATCCATGTTTATTAGCATTAGTACTTGGATTATCAATGATTCCTTGATTCTTTTTCTTTTCAGCATTGATTTTAACTATTGCTAAATCACTAGATAGCTGCAAGATAATAGAAAATAAATCTGAATTTCTTAATGCTGCACGAGCTGAAACCCATTCGTTATTATCTCCAAGCAAACTTTCCATTATTTGAGCATCATTTCCATCTGGAAAATAGCTTTGAACACTACCAACTTCTGGCGGATCATTTGTTTGGTTGATAAAGTTTAATATTGGCAAAATCAATTACCTCCCTTCTTTTCTATAAACTCGGAAATTAATCCTGCTAAAATAAAAACAACTGATAAAGTAATTCCTCCAGCTGTTATATTCCACATAAACATTGTTACTGTTATGGTTACTGCAAAAGCAATAAACATAAGTACATCAAATATTTTCCAAATTAAAGAAAATAAGTTTTTAAAAATCTTCATCGAATCCCCAATCATCATCTATTCCGTCATCAAGGTCTAATAAGCCAGATTCTTGGCTAGTAACCCATTCTTTTACTTGTTCTGGTGTCATATGCTCAACTTTCCAACTCTTATCATTTGCCATACCATAATCCTCAAAGTGATACATCCCTTGAAATAAAGCATCAATAATCGCATCAACAACGTCAATTTTTAAAGTTGCTTTTCGTTTATCTACCTGTATTCCTATTGAATCTTCACGTAAAACCGCATTTAATAGCGATTTTTCCATGATTTTATCATCTAGCCTACTAATAGATCCCTCTACAAATAGTTTTTGTAAAAATTTTGTAGGATCTTTCAACTCACTCGTTCTTTGACGGATAGGTTGTAAATTATAGCCCGTATTATTCATGAGCATTTGAATTACTTTAGTGATACCCATTGCATCGTAACCAAAAAAGATAACATCCAATGCGTTATCTTCAATATAGTTTACAATCCATTCATAGACCTCATCATCATTGATTAGCCCTTGTTGGTGGCTTGTGACTGTACAAAAACCATATTTTTCTAGTTCTCTATAATTAATACCATCTTGTTTTTCTTTAGCATCAATTGAACCTGCTCTTTGGAATGGAACAAACGAATGCTGTTCAACATGCCACTTAGGCTTTCCTTCATCATCTAAATAAGGAAAAACGAAAGCAATCGCTGTATTATCTGACATCATTGAATAGTCAATACCTATATAACAGCGTTGCCCATGAATGCTAAATTCAGGAATAATAGCTTTTTCAACATCAGCAAGATTTAAGTAACTATCAACATCTTGCTGAAGCCACATATTAAGGTTTTTAGTTTGAAAATCATGTAGTGTCCCTTGTAACAAGTCACTGTTTCGTTTGTCAATCAATCCTTTTAATAAAATATCTTTTTTATCTTCCAATTCAAGAAGAGGGTTTGATTTTACCCAAGTTTCTGGCTCGAATGTTTCTGATAAATCATCTTGCGCCCATACCAAACACAAAGAAGTATCTGCTTCTCTATCCCAATCTTTTTCCATAGCTTCTTGAAGTGTTTTTTGGTCTTTTCTAAAAGGAACGCTAGGGTCTGGATAGGAAGTTGAAATTTGTACAAACTGATGATTTTCAACCATAACTTGCCCAGAAACAATTTTAGAAATTTTTTCTCTATTAGTTACCTCTCCGATTTCATCAAAAATAGCAGTTGTAAAGTGAAAACTATCATATTGACCAGCTTCATGAGAAATAGCACGAATTTTATTATTCATTTTCTTCATGACAACTTCATCATTCAGAATAGAACGATCAGTCAAACCTGTTTCAGCAGCAATTGTTTTAAATGGTTCAATTTTTATAACTGTCTTAAGCATCGTCTTAACATATCCAAACAATTTGCTTGTCTGTTTAAAGTTTATCGAGGAAACTAAAAAGTCCTGATTTGATAAACCAAGACTTTCAAATAAAAATGAATAAACCATCAAAATTGCTAGAATATAAGTTTTACCTTGCCCACGAGATACTGATATTATAGCGACGGTAAACCTTTTTCCACCTTCGCTATTCCTCCAGCCTATCAGCATACACATAATGAATTTTTGCCAAGGCATTAGCTCAGTTGGTTCGCCTGTATCAACATTCGGGACAACTGAAGCAACTTTTAGTAAATTTTTTATTTCCTTTTTAGAGTATCTATAAGGAAAATCTTCGCGTCCAATTCTTTGAAGGTCTCTTAAATGCCTAAATGCTGCTAATTTTGTTAGATACCCAGATTTTGTTATACCGTCTAATACTGCGAATGCATATCTTGTGCCAGGGTCTCTATATTTAGCACGTATTTCTGAAAAATCAATACTATGATAAGCTCCTAAGACGTCGTGGTCCTGCGTTAAATCAACTTTAAATTCAATGATAAGATTATTCATTGTTTTTGTAGGAGCTAACTCAGTAATCATCATCACCTCCATCAAAGAATGCCTTCATCTTATCTTTAGTGCTTTTTTCATTCGTATCTTGCATGTTAAGCTCTATCAATTCAGAACGTGATTTTGGCGATAAACCTAGCTCAGAACCAATCTTTGTAAGATTTTTTATTGCATCAGAGTAAATTTGAGTCATTGGATTACGTTTAAATCCTTGGAACTGTCTATCAATAATTTCACCAGTCATATCTTGAATTGGTTTATAAATTTCTTGAACCTCACCATGTTTTTTTAGATGTTCATATGAATTTCTATAAATTTCATACTGAGTACAGTACATTTCAACTAAAAACGAATCAATCTTATCAACTGGCTTTTGTTCCTCAAGAAAGGGAACAGTTTTACGCCAACAAGCACTTGCGAGAGGAGAAAGGTGCTTAGGTGCACGATAGGACAACTTCCCGTCATTACTGTCTTTGAACTTCTTAGCTGTCATTTTTTCTCCTTTCTTTTAGTGTTTTGACCCCCCCTATATAAAAATTTTGAAAAATGGGTTTTCACGCAAGACGATACCTATGTGTGTGGTTTCCCTGTGAAAAGATACGGGGGGAGGGTTATTAAAAATTATCGAATATTTTTTTGAAAATCTGGCAAGTCTTTTACATTTCTGATAGGGATAGCATTCTTTAGCTTATTCCCCATTCCAGTTCCATAATAAAGTTGTTCCCATTTTGTCTTAGCTGTGTGGCATTTACTACAAGCTATTGCAATGTTAGCTAAGTTAGTCCGATTCTCAGGCTCTACTTCATAAGGGACAATGTGATCTCCTATGTTACCAGTTCTAACTCGCTTATGATTCAAACAATACTGACATAAATAGTTGTCACGTCTGAGTGCAATCTCTCTTATTGAGCGCCATTGTTTGCCTTGATAGAACTTATGTTGCTCTGCTTTAAATGGATCTTTACTTCTCATTCGATCATAGTCTTTGTATCGTTTACTATTACTAGTACGATTAGTCCATCGCTCTCTGCTTGCTTGATATGCTGCTTCTTTATCAGCGTGCTTAGTACAATAGTGCAGTGGTCTAACAACTACAGCGTGGCAGTTAGGCTCACGACAGCGTCCAGTCATTGGCATGTTATTTAGCTATCTCCTTAATTAACACTATATCATCAACTCTAAGCAAGTATTCACCTGCAGCAATCCATGGCATACCATTGCTTAGTTGAGATACAATTGATCCCCATTTTTTATCGCTATATTCAATCTTACAATCACCGTATTTAGTCTCAACATAAATCATCTTACGTTCTTTTGGTTTCATAGGAGCATTAGTTCTTTTAGGTCGCTCAAGATCCATCTTATTCCTCCAACAATAAAAGGCTGCCCACTGGACAACCTGTAATAAAATATAATAGCAAGTCAGGGAGTCGAACCCTAACAAGCTTATGAAGCAAATTCAACCTTACTTTTCCGAAATTTGTGCTTTTGCCTTTTACTTCATAATACAAGTATATCAGCAAAAATAAGGAGCAACACTCCAATTTCGTGCCTTTTTCGTGTCGTTTTTATCCCAATTTGACCCATGCTTTCAAATGAAATAGCCAATATGAGGGTTTATATCTTTTCTGAATCGATAATAAATAAACTTAGCTTTCTTTTCTGAAATCTCAATCCCTTCATTATCAAGTTCCATCATTACTCTGTACCATGTAAAACCACCGTAACCACAGTGTTTTAGCTTGATTATTTCTTTTTCCTCCTTAATTAAAGGTTCGTACCACAAGCTGAATTGGTACATCAGGTCTTTGAGCTTGATGTATTCCTCATCATTTTCAAGCGCTTCTTTATTTAAAACATGACTTAACTGTTCCGAACCACCAGAATAAGCTGTACGATTGCCTAAGTTATCTACTTTTTGCTTATAAAGATATCTACTTTCAATTGATTTTATTCTGGCTTCAAGTCTGCCATTAACGTAATCTCCAATAATTCTATCTAACTTATCTGCCATTCATCAAATTCTCCTTTTGTGGTATAATTAAGTTAGAAATTCAGTTGCCGAAGCGCATTGCAGTGCGCTTTTTTTGTTTATTTAACTATCTCAGTTTCATTATCCTCTAATCTAATAATTACTACTTCTTTTAGATTATTAGAATCAATAAACTTATCCGCTTGTTTTTTGGTAAAGAAATATTCTTCTTGAAGTTCTCCTTCTCTACTCCACCATCCACGCTTAAACAATACTTTATATTTATATAAAGCTTTGATGCTTCCTTCAAGATAATTAATTTTTACACGAAGTGGTACTAAATCTATTCCGTTGTATAAATCTCTACAACGTTCAATCTTAACTTCTAATTGAGCCAGACGTTTATTGGTAAAAACTATAAGAACCAATAAAATTATTATTGAGATAGATGTCATTATCTGTGCAATTGCTGTTATCATTTTCCCTCCAGTTGAGTTTAGCGAGTTCCTAGCTCAGTATGATATAATTTGTTAGACCATAAAAATATAAACGTTAGAATTCACAATTTCGCTCAAGCTTGGTCAGCTTGGGCTTTTTTTGCGTTCAATTATCCTTCCATAAATAGAGAATCATAATTAATATATAAAGAAATTGTCTTGTTTCAGCCAATCCCCAATTTCTAGAAATATGTTCAAATATGAGGTAAAAGACTGATAAACATGCTCCTCTTATTAACCCTTTAATAACTTTATCTTTCATCTCCACCTCAATCCATATTTTGATATGCTGCGATTAAAGAAATAACAATAGTTAAAATCCAATCGCTAGTTGTTGCATTTTTAAAAAACATACTAATCATATTAGAAGCAGTCATTAGAACAAACGAGCATATAATAAATTTTGTCAAGTAATCTCTTATTTTTTTATGCACTTCCTACCTCAATCCATATGTTTATCAAGCCATTTTTCAGGGAACACGTTCTCTGACTCGTCAAGGTCTGAGCGGTTGAAATTGCCAGTAATACAACCGTGAGGATTTTCTTTTTCGATAAAACATCTCTCACAGTAATCTCTAGTCATTGTAAATGGCAATGGTTCCCACTTATGCCCGAACAGCTTACACATTAGTTTCATTTTCAATTCCTCCACCATTTTTTAATATCATTTTTGAAAATGAATATGATAAAAGCCATGATAATAAGTCCCCAAATGGGAATAGCAATCATTGCGGCTTTTATGATTCGTATTAATAATTCTGGCAATTCATTATTCATTTAATCCCTCCCCACCAGTCATTGACCAGCGATATTAGTTTGTCTGTATTTTTCCATAACTTTGGGATATTTACTAACAAATTTTAATTGTTCTTGATGTAAATGATCCGACCAATGGAAAAGCCTATCAATTTCTGCTAAAGTGCTCAACTTTGGGTAAATCTCTTTAATGTAAAACTCTGCATTTCCTACTGATTTCCAATATGCTGATGTTCTCACAGATTTCCCATTTTCAGCAAGTTTATGTGCGTTAATATCCGCATTTTCTTTTTTCGTCATCAGATTATCAATTTCTTTGAATATAATCTTTAACAACTTTATTTGGTAGTTTTGTACTATTTCCTCTGTTGTCATCCCTCCACCACTTTCACTAAATCACTCATCGCCGCTCCCTTCAAGTTCTTCTTTTGTCAATCCACTCTTAACTATTAGACCAACTGAGCACCCATCCCATCCAATCGCTGCGAGTGCATCATAAGCTATTTTTGCATCTTTTGTTGCTTCAAATCCGACCAATGTGCCTCCTCGCCAAATTTCTTGTCTGGTATAAGCTATTTCTGTCAGTGCCTTTTTCGCAGTGTTAAGCTGTTCTTGGAGTTTTTCAACCGAAAGGCTGTCAGTGTCTGAAGAGCATTCATCACATACAATAAATTCTCCTTCTGGAAGCCATTCAGGTTCGATTGGTTTATCACAGCCATAACATGTTGTTTGCTTCATCATTTTTTACACCTCCCCAGTGCTACCAAATCCGCCTGTACGCTTTCCATTTGCGTTGTCATCGTCTGTTGTAAGGTATTTGACAAATACCCCTTGCATTATTCTTTGACCTTTAGAAATGGTTACAGGCTCTTTTGAGATGTTCATAAATAATCCTTTAAATTCTTGCGGATAGTAATCTGAATCGATAATTCCTACTGAATTAATCAATGCAATGCCACGCTTAACTGGATTGCTTGAGCGGTCATATAATTTCAGTACTTCGTCATGTCCGAGTTGAACAGCTAGACCTGTACTTACCATTTTAATTTCATCAGGTTGAATCGTAACTGTTTCACTTGCTGAAATGTCATATCCTGCGCTATGTTCTGTCGCTCGTTCTGGAATAGTCGCATTTCCGTTTAGTTTTTTAAATTTTCTTGTCATTCTCCGTCCTCCACAGGCACAAGCTCAATAAGCGGGTTAATCCATGGCTTACAATCCGAACTAAACTCATGCCCATCTGGCAAAATACACCCTTTATAAATCGCACCGCCCATGATTTTACCAAGTTCTGATTTTGTGAAACTATTTTGATTATAGTTCTCAGCAGCAGAACCTTTGTATCTGTCAAAATAATAGTCACTTCCATTAAATCCAAGTTGTACAAGATATTTCCCGCCATGTTGAAAAGCTTCGGCAAGCCTCACATAATATTTTTTCTCACTCATTCCGCCACCTCAATCTGTTCATAGCTCCCAGTTTCCATGCTGTCGATTTCTTGCTGGGTGAATTTACCTCTGTGGCATCTGTTAAAAGTATGGTCGTATGGATATACTTCATCTACTTCATCCCGCATTAGCCACATACCTGTCAGCTTATTCTTCAAATAGAACAGCTGCGGTTTTTCGACTTCATATTTGCCAGTGATAAATGCTAGAGCGAAAACATCTTGGTTTTCAACACCCTCACAAAGCCAATTGTAGACAGGTAGCCAATCTTCATTTTCTTCGGGAAGTGCATTAACTTTGGCGTTAATTAGTGAGATAGCTTCGAACGCTGAGTAATGGTCCGGTATACTTTCAATAGCTCCTGCCACACACTCAGGCACGACTGGCAGGGCTTGCTGTTGGAGTTGGGATTTTAAATTAGTGATTTCTAACTCAGCTTTATTTAATTTTTTCGATGTTTTAGAATAAATATCTTGATGAATTTCATATTCTTTTTTTCTAGCATCTTTTTCAGCCTGAAACTCTTCGTCTGAGTGCCAGTTACCGAATCTTGTTAATATCTGCTGAATTAAATCAACATTTACCCAGTCCCAACTAGTTAATGCTTTAAATTCTTCTTCAAACTTAGTCATTTTTCGTGTCCTCCAAGCCATTAATTTCCTCTAAGCTTTCCCAGCCTATGTTTGCTTTAAAACTTTTAACTTCTCTCTCTACTTGCGGTAAAGACGGGTCTGTTTGCATATAATCCCACCATTCAGAGCCATCATATTCCCCTCGTGTCATGATGAAACCATTCCCTTTAATCATTAGGTTTTCTGCTATTTCTTGACCGCCATAACCACTATGATAATTCGTTTTTTTCATCAATTCGAGCGCTTTATTTGTATTAATTTTTGTCTCTGAACTACCAATATATTCAATATCGGCAATTGTTTTATCGTGGCTTTCTAAAATCGTGACTGTTTCATCGTATAAATTTGTCATTTCTCACCTCACTTCGTAGCATTGACAGCGTCGTCTGACAAATCTTTAGTCTGTTGCGCATCGGTAACCGCCTGTGATAGCTCGTCAGTCTTTTGTTGAGCTGCAGTTAGCTTTGAGTTCAAATCGCTAATCTGTTGCGCCATGTTAGCCTTATCTTGGTTCGCTTGATTCAACTGTCTAGCAACCTCTTCTTTTTGCTGATTGAGTACGTTCAGTTGATTTTGATAGCTAGCAGCTTGATTTTGCAAGTTTGAGTTATCTTGATTGATTTGGTCTTTCAACTGGTTGATTCGGTTGTTCAATTGATTCAGTTGGTCTGCATATTGCTGTGAGCTATTATTAGCCTGTTTAAGCTGTTCGTTTCGGTCTAGCAAGCGTTGTTTCAAGATAGAGATATTCTGTTGCACAGCTACCATATTTTGATGCCCTGCCCATGCATTAGCTGCATAAGCTCCAAAAGTTGCTGAACCAAAGATTCCTGCTGCGACTACTGCTGTTGTGATTAATTTTTTATTCATTGTTTGTTTTTCCTTTATTTAAAGACACTGTCGTCTTTTCTTGAGTTTTCGATTGCCATTTGCGCTCTGATATTTCTTCGCAACCTACGTTCTTCTTTTGTTTCGTGTTTTCTACGTTCTTTTTCTTTTGTTTCAATAAGTTCTTCTTCTGATGAGACTGAAAGCAATGGAAATCTTTTTCTAGTTTCTGCTTCGTTTAAAATCGCATGTTTTCTTGTTTTTCTGTAATCAAAAGCGTGCTTACCAACTTGGATATATGAATATACGTTATGTTTGCCAATATTTAAAAATTGAGAAATTTCTCGAGCAGTTCCTGTCATTATGAATTCCCCTTTATCATAATAATCATAAACAGAAGCGGGAAGTTTGCGCTCTTCTTTTTTCTTTTGTTCCATAAGCTCTTTAGTTTTTTCTTTATTTAAAATAGCGTGCTTATATTTAGGGTTAGCTTTTTTAGGGTCTTTCCCATTCTTTATCCATAATGAGATAGAGTTGCGGGAAATATCAAAGTAATCGGCTATCTCGTCAATTGTTCCGGTTGCTTTTTTTTCGCCTTCAATATAAGCATCAAAGACTTTAACTACCATTTTTTTCTCCTAATTTTTTAATTTTTTCGTGAAACTCAGCTTGCATTTCCTGATTAAACTTGCTTTGTCTATCTAATTCAAATTCTTTTTTGGTTTGCTCACTCGATATATTTTGACTAGCAAGCTTACTGATTCGCCTAGCTTCATTTCTTGTGTCGTAATATCCCATAATTAAAGCCTTTCAAATTTATTAATAAAAATCACCACCAAGACTCCCGCCACTTAATTCAAAAGTCTCACGTTTAGCACTCTCAAAATATTTACTGATAAAATCTTTTAAATCCCAATAGCTTGAACCACTGAATTTATAACCAAGGTTGGCTTCAATCATCATTACAGTTCGCCATTGTTTTACTGAACCAAAACCATAACGTTTGGAATGTTCTTCTCCGAATTCCTGTTTTTCTTTTTCTGTAATTCGATGAACGATTCTTCGCTCAGTAGGCGGCATTTCAAACATTTCATAGTCTTCCATTGACATAACTTATACCTCATATTTTAGCTTCTAAGCACTTTTAGCTTGTTCGTGATAAATTATCCATGAAACGGTTTAAGCGCTCAATGTAACCGTAATTTTCATGAATTAGAGCTATTAAAGTTCAATTGCTAAACCTGGAATTAATTCTTCAAGTATTTTGTATAAATCTTTCCATTTCATTTGCTTTGAATGGTTATATTTATTGCAAATATCTAAGTAAAGCTGAGAAAGTTCGTGATTGTGCTTAGTTCGACCGCTGATTTTCACAGATAACTCTTTGTGGTTAGCGTTGAAATTATTATTTCTTGCCAATCCATACAGCTTTTTCAAAGTAACAAAATTTGTTTTAATCAATTTTTTCTCCAATTGCTTCGAGTGATTTTTTAGCATAGTATCTAATTTGTGATGGATACTCATCAATGCTGATAATTCCATCATCTTCAGGTTGATTATAAATGTTCTTCAGTGCCATTTTTACAGAATCCAGATTTTCTTGTAGTTTTTCAACCTTATTCATTAATTCAAGATATTTACTGTCATATTCAAAATCAGACAAAAAGGTATCAAAACTAAAAGCGGTACAATAATCAACATCAGTAGTTTCAGGATGCCCATTATTGGTAACCCAAACTACAATTTCATTAGTATGCCAATGCGGCCCGCAATCAATAACGTTATAAAAGTCACCTCGTGTATATTCTGTTGAGCTTTCTCCGACATATCTAAATGACATAATTTGATAAGGGAACCCTAACTCAACTCGTAATAACTTTCCGTTTGTTACTATTTTTTTGTCTTGGCAATATAAAGCAAAAACATTGTCGTGTTCGGTTTTAATCATATTTCGCTCTCCTCGAACATATTTATTCTTGCTACTTTCTTAGCAATTGTTATTGGAATTCCATATCTGTTAGCAAATAATTTTGCTTTCATTTTAAATTCAGGTAGGACCATGCCTTTTACATCGACAACTTTGATAATCTCATTAGCTTCATTTCTGAAAACAAAGTCCGCTTTATAAGCTATTTCTCTATAAAGTTTTCCGTTCAATCTAAATTTATCCATAAGAACAAACTTCTCTTGCATGGTCATCCGCTCATCATTTTTATGTTGCAAATAGTAGATTGATTCAGCTTTGCTATCAAATACAATGCCATCTACCGTTGTTTTCTTTGCTCCATATTTTGACTTTTTAGTTTGCTGAAACTTCATTTACTTCTCCAAATCTAGCAATTGCAGGCATCTGAGCCATGCGATTAAGTATAAAAAGAATCTCATGCTCAGTTTTCTCTGCCAGCTTCTGCTTTTTAATTGTTCCGAGTGGGTAATGTTCGTTTTCCCACTGCTCAATGATTATTGTTTTCATTTACTTTTCCTCTTGTCAGTAATTCCCTCAAATTTAATGACACTATTTTTTGAGCCTTCCATGATTGGAGAAACTATTTTATCGTCATAAGATGAACGCATTTCTTTACCAGTAAGATTTGATGTGATAATCGTATTACCTTCTCTTGCGTTGTAAATATTGTAAATAACACCCTGTACCCAATTATTATCTTTAGAAAACGTGCTTTCAGTTCCTAAATCATCAATAACAAGCAAATCAACTGTTCGCATTAATGTTGTCAGTCGTTCTTCTTCTGCTTTGGTATCAGAGTGATTCCAACTATTTTTAATTTCTCGAATTAATTCACTAATATTGATAAACAATGTTGAGAATTTATTATCTTTAAGGTTTTCATTTACTTCTTGCAAGATGGCCATTGCTAAGTGAGATTTCCCTCTACAAGCTCCGCCAACAAACACAGTGTTAAACCTCTGACCTTGAGTGTACTCTCTGGCTATTCTTTGGGCTTGATTTAACACATTTTGCTCTTCTAAGCTATTTGTCTTAAAAGTATTGAAACGTGCAAACCAGAGCGATTTCTTGCCCACAAGGCTTTGTGTTTTAAGCAAGCTATATTTTCCATACTTACTTTTATTCAAGAAATCTTCATTTGCTTTTATTTCAGCACTTGATTGTTGGTGATGTTGGTATATTCCCTCTTTAGCACATTCTGTACAATAACTCATTGAGGTTACCTGCAAACCATCAACTAAATCTCCATGAATCAACGGATCATAATCTATACTTACTGGATGTTTATATCTAACAAGCTCGGTTTCTTGATGTTTTTCACAAAATAGACCTGTTTTAACTTCTCTCTTTTTATGGAACTCTCGGATTCCATCTGCCATTGACTGCATATATTTCTCCTAGAATCCCAAATCCTCGTCATATCCAGTATCTGCTTTGACTTCTTCTTGGTAATTCATGAACATTACATTATCCAAAAACTCATACGGATTAACACTATAGTTACCATCTAGGTCATCCGAATGATTATTTATATAATCTTGAATGTAATTCTCAGCGCTTTTTACAATGCAATCTTTTTGGAATTGGGGTAAGTCAAGAAAAACTTGTAAAGCCATTGCTCTTTTGGAAATGTTTTTTTTATTAAAGTTTGAAAAGAGTTCGAAAAAGCGAGAAAAGATTTCTTGGTTATTTGTTTTGTTTTCCTTTTCTCTATTTTCTTTTACTTTACTTTTATTTACTTTACTTTCTTTTACTTTACTTTGTGGATTAATGTTGTCATTAATCGAGTTATTGTCATCATTTATTGAGTTAATGTAGTCATTAACTAAGTTAATGTTGCGATAACTGTTTTTCGGCAATAAAAAGTAAGAGGAAATTATAGGAACTTTAGCTCTGCGACCTACAGCTTCCATATATCTTTTTTGGATGCTTTCAGATGTAAGTATTTGATATTTATCGAAAAGTCCCTTTTCAAATAATCCAATTTCAAAACAGCTATCTAAAATATCTGTGAGCTGCTCATCATTTATTGGTAAATCTCCTAAGAATAAAACTCTTTGGATATTATCAAACTTTAAAAAGTAACCATTTTCTGCATAAATTAAATCCCATAATTCGTAAATTACAAGTCTAGCAATCACTGTGTTCTTTGATTCTACGTACTTAAATTTGGTATCATATTTTGCTTTTACATCTTTTGGATAATAGTCAATTCCTTGTTTTGTTGGTCTTGCCAATCCTTACACTCCTTTCTTCTATATTTATTTCAAGTTTTATTTTTCAAATTAAAGGCTGGGGGATGTTGCGCATTGCCTATCCCCTCGAATTTAAGCATTTGTTACGCACGCTGCACCTGGTTGTTAATTAAAATGGTAGGTCATCATCTGAAATTTCCATTGGATCACTTCCAAAAGAATCATTATTTTGTGGTTTTGCAGCTGGATTACTAACTCGTTCACCATTTGCTTGATTGCTTTTTTCAAGTACTTGGAAATTGTTTGCAATGACTTCTGTTACATAAACTCGTTGACCTTGTTGGTTCTCGTAGTTTCGAGTTTGAATACTACCAGTAACTCCGATTAATTGACCTTTATGAGTCCAATTGGCCAAGTTTTCGGCTGATTTACCCCAAATAACACAATTGATAAAGTCAGCTTCTCTTTCTCCATTAGCATTTTTAAATGCTCGATTAACTGCAAGAGTAAAAGTGGCAACTGCTTTATTTTGTGGTGTATATCTAAGTTCAGGTTCTTTAGTAATTCGCCCTACTAGAGTGACATTGTTAATCATTTTGTTCTTCCTTTTTTATATCTACGAATTTTTCGATATCATTGTATGCTTCATCAAGTGGCATTTTTAGCCAATCATTTTGTTCATCAACACTTGCCCCATAGTCTTTTCCGGCAATAATAGCCATTTTGTTAACTACGGCTTGAAGCTTTTTTTCATCAAATTCTTTTTTATCTTTACCAACAACATATAATTTAGGTGGATTTGGTATCTCTTCTTCAGTAAAATCAGCTTTTGTATTTTGAACCTTTGAATTCTGAGGTAAAGCCCAACTTGGAAGCTGTGGATTCTTCCACCAAAAGTTCTTTTTTGAATTTTTATCAAAAACTTTGTTCCAACCATCAGTCTTTTCAAGTGAGGTTTGAGCAAAACTGGTAGGTAAGTCATATAAATATCTACCTACTCCCCATTGGACAGCTGCTCTCTTCATTGATCCAGATAACCCACCTTTAACTGCTTCAACCTGAGTATTTTCTGCGCCATCCCATTTGGTTACCCATTCGTCTCCAAACTTAACGGATATACCACATAACGTCCCGCCATCTGGAGCTGTTTTGAATTCGTTCTTCCATCCGGCAATTCCAAAAACTTCATCAAAACGTTCTTGAACTGCCCGATTATCCATATAAGCAAGAACCATAGCCCAAGGTTTCCCTTGTTTAGAAAATCCTGATTGTTGAACTCTCCAAACTACTCGGTCTGGTTGCAAAGGTTTTTGTAAGGCAAGCATTTGTTCTTCATAATCTGCCATGATTTACCTCACGCATCCCATTTAAGAGGTGCTTTCTTATCTTTATAAACAATGGACTGCTCAAGTTCTTGCTCTATTCCATCTCCAAACTTGCTCTTGAGTTTAGTGAAAGTAATTGGCTCTACACAATCCCAACCATGAGCTTTAACTAAGTCATATTTCTGTTTATTAGTCATGGTTAAAACCTTTTGTTGTGCTGCTTTACCATAACTCAAACGATTAAATTGTTGACCCTCATCGAGTCGCTTTTTAACCTCAGTTTCGCCCTTTTTATAAAGGTCAGCTATAATCTTTGCCTGAGCTAAGAATTCTGTAAGTGTGATATTATCCATATCTTTTATAGCCGATGGATTCAAGTCAACCCTTTGTCCATCGCCATCTACTGGTATAAGTTGTAAGTCCATTTCAATTCTCCATTTCAATTTTCTAGGCATTCGTGGTATAATTTAAGTAGAAGTTTTGGCGAATTTCCTACTTGCTCTGCGTGCCATGCAGGGCTTTTTTGTTGTTTGCTCATACTAATATCCCCAGTCAGACAAGCACGAATTGAGCATAGCAGCTTTTTCTCGTTCTGTTCGTGATCTGCGGATAATGTACATTGTTCCGTCTTTTCTTCGATAAGTAGATTCAATAACTTCTCCAACTACTTCTCTTTTTTCTAAGTCATAATGTTTATATCCAATGACTGTTGGAACTGTCAGGACTTCTCGTCCATTCATAATTTGTGTGTGCATTAATTTCCTTTCTATGTATGTGTTTTAATCCTCCGAGTGCTATAATTACTGTGAGCAGATATTTGCGGTATTTGCTTAGTTTTATGGAAAGGAGGAAAGTTGATGTCTGTTAAAGTACATTTTTCTAATGGTGAGTCAATCGTTATTTCTGAAGAAACCAGAATAAGCGCTTGGAATTCATTAGATAAAGATCCTGATGGATATTATGCCGAAGGAGTTTTTTCAGGTTCTAACATAGACTCTCCAGATTTAGGAACATCATATCAACATATTGGGCTGATGGGACTTTTTGGTAGTACTGACTGGTTTGCTATCGGACTAGATTTTAAAAATACTTATAAAACTTCAGCAATTGTTTCGTTAGAAGAAACACCCTAGTAATCTAAAATATTATCTATTGATAATTTGATAAGCTCGTTTGTGGCCCTATCAGCTGTATAAAACAGTTGCTCTTTTAGCCATTTGCGAGCTTTTCTTATATCACCATCATTTTGCTTCAAAGCAAGATCTGATGTTTTGTTAATTATTTCTTTATAGTTGTTAGCTAACTTTTCTATTTCTTTATTCAAAATCTCTCTTTTCTACCGGAGTACCGCATTTAACTTCTTAGCAATGAGCTTGATTGCTCGAATGTTTTGTGTGATTAGGTCGTGAAATAGGTCAAACAGGATTTCGCCCGTTTCTGGGTTGACTATGTATGTGTAGGTCATCTTATTTACCTCGTCTTTGCAATTGCAAATTTCGTGGTTCTTTGAACCATTCAATAACTAAATCCCTTGACCACTTTGTCCCTGATTTCCCGTAATTCATTTCAGCAAATTTCAAATGTTCTTTAAATGAAATAGCGAAGGTACTTTCATCCTTACAGCCAATCAGCTCCATAACTTGTTTTTGAGTTAAAGCAAGAGGATACTTCCCGTCATTGGAGATATAGTCGTGCATGGAATCTAAAACAATTCCTCTAACTGAATCTCTCAGCTTTTGAATCATTTCTTCAAACATGAGCTTTCCTTTCTAAGCTTCAAAGTCAAAGCTGGTTTGTGAGTTCAATCCACGAATTTCAAGCGTTGTATTGAAAGATGGTTGCCACATATCAAGATATTCTGTTGCTTCATCATAACGGCTTAATGGAATATCGCTATATTTAACAACATCGAAGCGGTTATTCAAATCTTTATAAAACTCTCTGAATACCTTAGCTCCTAACTTCTTATGAGCATTTGAATATTTACCACCAGTAAACATATAAACTTTGCTTGCTACTTTCTTTTGCAAAACTTTAGCTTTATTTGAAGGAAGTCCGAATCGGTCAGTCAAATCAAGAACTGAATTTTCGATTTGTTCGACCTTTTTATTCAAGTTCACGTTTCCTTGAGCGAGTAATGCGATTTGTTGTTCAGGAGTTTGCGGTAAAAGATGTTGTTTGAGTTCTTTTTCAACTTCAATGAAATATTGACGGGCTTGTTTCCCTTTTTCGTTACGCTGAATCATGGAAATTTCTTTGGCCATGTCAATTTTTAACGCATGGTCTTGAAGTTCTTGTTTAGCTAGGGTGTTAAAAACTTTACACCCCACAAAATCAATATTTTCAACAAAACCATATTTGAGCATCCGTTCAAACCACGTTGAGTATCGTTCTGTTATATCTAAAAATTCATGTAGTTCACGACCGCTTACTACTTGGTCGTTGTTTTCGTTTTGTGTGATTGTAATTAATTGATTCATTTTTGAATCCTTTCTAGTTTCGTTCTTTTTCAGGAACGTTTGCTTTAAAAAAAATGCCTAAATCTTCTTTATCGTATCCAAAAATAGAAGCCAATTTGATAAGCTCATTAGCCCCAATAGACACAATGCCGTTTTCTCGTTTTGCGTAAGCGGCTCGTGTTTTCCATCCCATTCGCTTAGCAACTTCGTCTTGTGTCAAATCATTTGCGATTCGTTCTGCTTTGATTCTGTTTAAATCAATAGTCATATTCATTTCTCCTTTCGTTCTTTTTCGGGAACAAATCAATAATATCACTATCGTTCTCTTTTGTCAACAGAAAAGTTATAAAAAAAAACAAAAAAACTTTTTTCGTTTACATCTTGTGCTTTTTCGGGAACAGTGGTATAATGTTTTTATCAAGTTTATAGAGAGAAAATCATGCGAACAAATGAAGAAATTGTAAGAATACTAATAGATGAAAAAGATAAACAAAATCTTTCCATATCTGAATTAGCTAGAAGAGTTGATATGGCGAAATCTGCTATATCTAGATATTTTAATTTTAGTAGAGAATTCCCGTTGAATCGTGCTGATGATTTTGCTAGAGTCCTAGGAATATCTACAGAGTATCTGTTAGGTATATCTAAAGATGAAATGCCTAATAAAACAAAAAAACAGTCTCCTATAGTAGAAGAAATAAATCAAATCAGTTCACAACTCGAAGAGCCAAGACAAAAAATAGTTTTAGAGACTGCAAATGTTCAATTAAAAGAACAAGAAGAGCAGAAATCTAAAATTGTTTCTATTAAAAACGAACAAGAAAAATTTGACCTTGCAGATTTAGTGGATGATAATAAAGTTGATTGGGACAAGTGGGTTTCATTTGATGGCAGACCTCTAACTGATGAAGTAAAAGAAGCTATGAAAAAAGCTCTAGGAAAAGAGCTAGAAGACAAATAGGAGGTTTCTATGAGCAGACAGGAGCTTTTAGAATATCTCCTTGAAGAAATTGAAAAATGTGGATTCAAAATATGTGATATTAAATCTATGCCACTACCGGCAGTTGTTAATGTTGATGCTAGGGTAATGATTTATAATTCTGATGAAGCAACTCCTTTCGAAGTTGCTCATGAATTGATTCATATCATTAATAAAGATAACCATCGTGGAAAATATTTTGATGCAATCAATCCACAAGAAGTTAGAGCAAACCACGAAGCGATTCTTCTGCTTTGGGAAATATTTGAAGCCAATGGGGGAAGCTATGAATATTTCAATGTGTTTGTGAATACAACAGATGCACCTTTTGAATTGGCTGAGTCAATCATCAAAAATGAATATTTAGAGCTGCATGAAGCTATCACTGAAATATTTGAAGATGAAATAAAAGTTAGTATAAATAAGCAAGAAATGCATGATTATATCGTAGATTACATTAGTTATTTTGATGTAATTGAAGCTATTAATGTTTACCAATTTTTGGATCATTATCATCTAAGTCATAATTTCTTTAATATGGCAGAAAAAGAATTCCAGCTATTATTGGGAACTAACTAAATAAGTAAAATTACGAGCAATATCTCGAATCTCGTTAAAAGCTAGGTTAGGAAATATAAACTTAATGGAAAAGAAAAAAGAGAACATTGTTCTTGCGCTCATTGCTTTAATTATTGGAATTTTAGCATTGATTCTATCTTGGGTGCCAATTGTAAATAACTTTGCTGCTATACTTGCAGTTATTGGATTCATCCTAGCGATTATTGCATTAATAATAAACCGAAAAAACAAAAAAACTTTAAGCATTGTAAGTTTAGTTATTTCAATCGTTGCATTTGTAATTGTTATGGCAACTCAAGCTTTTTATGCTAAAACATTGAATGATTCTTTTAAAAGTTCAGAAAACAGTTCTAAAGTAGAAAAAACTTCAGGAAAAGCTTCAGTTTCTGAAAGCAAAGAATCTAAAAAATCTGATAGTAATCTTTTAATAGATAGCCAATATAAGGAAATAGCTGATGAAAATGGAGCTGACTCTGCTGTCCTTGTTGCTACAAAGAGTTATTCTGCAAATTGGTCTGACAACTCATGGGCTGGTCTTAATATTTCAGTTGACAAAGTAGACATTATTAAAGTATCTGGCTATAAAGATTATAGCGATGATGAATATCAAGGTTTTGCTGTAGTACACTACAATATTGATAATACTCAACAAGATGTTACGGCTTATCCAGAAGAAGCTCACGTTAGCACTAATACTGGATTACAGACACGTGGTAATTACACAACGGAACGCTTTGCTGGTGACTTGATGAAAGGGACTAAAACGTCAGGCTATGCAGCTTACCCTCTAAAAGAACTTAATGACGTTAACGATATAAAATCTTTAAGAATTAATTTTAGTGCTTCTTATGAAACTGACAACTATGATGACGATAATTCAAATCATACTTACGATTTTACTTTGAACTTAAATTAGAAACAAAAAAACCACCCAAACTTTGGACGGAGAGGGTGGATTTAAACTATAAAATAGTATAAAGGCTTTTAATAAGCTTTTTACTATACCATTTTATCAGAAATGAGGTATAAAAAGCAACTTTGGAAATAAAAGCATATAAAAAGAAGAATGGTACTACTGCTTATAAATTCAAAGCTTATATTGGAAAAAAGAACGGTAAAAGCCAGTACGCTGAAAAAAGTGGCTTTAAAACCAAAGCTGATGCCCGAGCTGCTTTGCATAATATCCAAGAAGAAATTGACAATCCTACGCCAAAAAGTTCTATGACGTTTAAAGAACTTTATGATGAATGGCTATTGGTTTATGAAAAGGAAGTACAGAACAGCACTTACTACAAAACTACTCGAGCTTTTGAAAAACATGTCTTACCCGTCATAGGAAGCACAAAACTATCAGATTTTACACCCATGGAGTTACAAAACTTTAGAAATGATTTATCTGAGAAGCTTAAATTCGCTCGTAAACTCTTCGGAATGGTTCGCAAGGTATTTAATCACGCTGCTCTGCTAAGTTACATACAAGCTAATCCAGCGCTTCCTGTGACGTCTCAAGGTATTAAGAAAAAAGTTGAAGAAAAGAAAGACTTTTATGATACCGATGAATTAAGAGATTTTATGGCTTTAGTAGAAAAAACGAATGATATTAAGAAAATAGCTTTATTTCGTATCCTTGCTTTTACTGGAATTCGTAAAGGTGAACTTCTCGCTCTTGAATGGAAAGATTATAGAAAATCAACTCTTGATATCAACAAAGCTATTTCTCATTCTCCTGTAGGATATGAAATACTTCCCCCTAAAGCTAATTCAAACAGATTGTTAAGCCTTGACGAAAAAACTTGTAAAATCCTTGATGAATTGCACCAAACCTATCCTGAATCCACACGAATTTTTGAATCTGAAAATGGAGGGATGCTTTCACCTTCAAAACCTAGAAAATGGCTTTTAGAGATAACCAAAGAAAAAGAAATTGAACCAATCAGAATTCATGCATTTAGACATACTCACGCAAGCTTACTTTTTGAATCTGGTATGAGTTTAAAACAAGTTCAATATCGCCTAGGGCATGCAGATTTAAAAACAACAATGAACATTTATACTCATATCACTAAATTTGCTAAAGATAAAATAGGGCAACAATTTTCCGATTATATTGATTTTTAACCAGTATTAATAAACTGGTTTTTTTATTTTTTCTCCCTCTTTTTCTCCCTCCCTTTTATCAGATTGTATCGTATCATATCGGACTAGAGAAAAGAAAAACCGCTCTATTGAGCGATTTCTAATACTATTGGATTCTATAAAATCCATTCAATGGAGGCGAGGGGAGT